GCGCCGCGGCCAGCGCGTTGCGCGCCTGCAGCCTGGGTGCGGTGGTGCCTTGCGTCCAGTTCCACACGCTGGACTGGGACACGCCGACGGCCTCGGCCAGCTGCTGCAGCGTGCCCGACCACTGTTCGGCGATCAGGGCGGGAAGGGTCAACGGTCGGGCTGTCATGCTTTGGCCTGGTGCGTGGTTAGCTGAAACGACGTGGCCTGCGTACGTCCACTGGCAAGCTCGACGGTGAAGCGCACGCGCAGCGTGCGATTGTCGTTCGGATCGTCGGTCAGTACCGCGCCCGATGTCTGGCGTTCGTACAGCAGGCAACCATCGGGGGCCCTGCCGGGCACCGGCTGCCGCACGCGGATTTCGCCTTTGCCCTGCCGGTAGGCAACGACCCCGGTTTCTGGGTCCCAACGCATGCCAGTATCAAACGGAGTCCGCAACCGCGTGCCGGTGTCGTTGTGTTCTGCCGGCGGCTGCGTGTCCAGAAGTAACGGGCGCATATGCTGCAGCCACAGCGTTTCCCGCGCGTGGTCGGTCAACTCGGGCTGCCATATGGTGCGGTGGCGCGTGGGCTTACTCGGCGCCGGTTCCGGCGCCGTTGCTGGCGCCTGGCCGTTTGCCGGTGCGTCGCTGGCCTGGTTACCTGCACCGAACGGCACGTCGAACGGCAACCCGCGTGTCCGTCCATCGTGCGGCGCCTGGTCGCGCAGGTCGGTGCGCACGAAGTTGCGGCGGAACTCGGCGCGCCGGCGTTCGGTTTCGTCGGGGTGCAGCAGGTTCCGCAACTTAGTCACGTCGTAATATGTCGGGTCGACTAGTTCGATCACGCGGCGCGGTGCGCGGCGCCTCGAGGTGGTGTCGGCCAGCGTGGGGTCGTCGGGGTCGTCGAGTTCGACGGTTAGCCGTACGGTCATCGTGTGGGTTCTCCGGTGGCTGTCGGGTTGCGGCTCACCAGCCGAACCGGCGTTCGAGCCGGGCCCGGCATTCGGTGGCCAGGTCGTAGGCCGCCTCGGCTTCGCGGGCTTCGCGGCTGCTGGCGCCGTGCTGGTCCTGCGCGCTTTCCATCGCGCGGCACAGGTCGCGGCACGCCTGGTTGACGGCCTGCAGCGTTTCGTTCGGGTTGGTGGTCATCGCTTCGCTGTTCTCCATGGGTTGCAGTATGCTGGACAGCGCTGAACATTGCAACGCAAACCAGAAAAAACTGCAACGGGCTGGACGCGAGACCAGGCGCCGGGCATCATGCCGAGTGGCGCCGCAGTGGCGCCGCGGAGAACCAACGCGATGACAGCGACACTTGACCGATGCGAGCTTTGCGGCCGGCAGCTGCACCCCGAACGGATCACGTTCCTGGTGTTCGACCAGGGCGAACCGGGCGGCTACATCACCACCGAGGAAGCCGAACGGCGCCAGTTCCGCGACGATGACCCCAACAACCTCGGCTGTTTTCCGTTCGGATCGGCCTGCGCGCGAAAGGTCATCGACAACGGCGGCCAGCTGCCGGAGGAGTGCAGGCGATGATCCAGGACGCCTACGGGGATGACCTCTCCAACCTCTGCCCCTTTGAGTACCGCGGGCACCACTGCGGCTACCTCGGCCAGTACCCGGGGGCGTGCGGGAAGCGCTTCGCCGACTGCCGCCGGCGTGGGAACCAGGAGCGCTTCGGTGGCGTGGCGCCTGGGTCCTTCCGAGGCCTGCCCAGCCACCGCCAGCCGGCCCCTCCGAAAAGGAAGGCCTGGGAAGACCTCGACGGCTTCCGCGGCGTCCTGGTGGCTCTGCTGGGCGTCCTGATTATCGGGACCCTCTTCTTCCTCGGCCTGTTCGCCTGACCCCTCAGACGATGGCATCCCGAAAAGACAACCGGCGCCGCAACGGTCGAGACCGCAGGGCGCCGGATGGGAGAACCGCCGGCGATGACAGGCCGACAGCTGGCTCGAATCGTAAGCGTGGGCCGTTGTTCGTCAAGCTCGACGAGAACTGGACCCGCAACGCGAAGCTGCGCCAGGTCGATGCCAAGGGCGTCGCGCTGTACTTCGCCCTGGTCGCGCTGGTCGGCCGTAGCGGCAGCGCCGGCGTGCTGACCGACGACGACTTGATCAGGGAGGGCGAGCACCTGGAGGAATGGGTGCCGCTGCTCGAGCTGTGGGAAGTGCTCGCGCAACTCGAGGCCGCCGGCCTGGTCGTGCAGGTCGACGGCGCCGTCGAGCTGGCCGGCTGGAACCCGACCGAATGGGGCGCTGGCTGGCGCCGTAACGGCGAAGCGAAACCCTGCAACCGATGCCACGGCAAGCGCACCGCGGTGCCCGGCATGAAGACGTGCCAGCCGTGTCGCGACGCGGAACGCAAGCGGTGGCTGCGGCGCTGCGCAGCCGTGAACAAGGCAAGGCGCACCGGCGGGTGCGATCAGGAAGGCGGCGCAGCATGACCCGCACCCGCCGGTGCGATTCTGCCGGTTTGGCACAGCGCCTGACATATCCGGCAAAACTCCGGCGGGTGCGACCGCACCCGCGGTTCGCACCGCACAAGAGAAGTACAGTACGTACTACATACGCCGACTACATCAGAGCAGACCGCGTGCCAGGCTGGCCGTTTCTGCCGATGGCGCCGGCGTCTGATTTCTGCACAGGAGAACCAGACCGATGACAAGGCACACCGAGGGCGCAGGGCGCCCTGTGACGGACGCAGAGCGCGCCAAGGAAGTGAAGCGCCTCGACACCCTGCTGGCGTCGTGGGGCGTCCATACGGGCAAGTTCCGGCCGCACAGGCGCGAACTAGCCACACGCATCGAACGCAGCGCGCGCAGCGACCTGGTGACCGACCAGGTCGTGCAGCAGCTGGTGACCGAGGCGCACGCACGGGGCACCGAAAACCAGGGGCTGTACCTGGCCGAGCTGTTCGGCGACCCCGACTGGCCCGACGTGGTCGGCAACGTGGCGCGCCGGATCGAGGTGCGCCTGGCTGCCGTGCCTGGCGCCGACGACGGCCGGTTCGGCGACCAGCCGCAGGAACTGGATCGGGAGTGGGAGGAACGGCAGGCCGAGGCCGAAGGCATCACGCTGCGCGAGTTCCGGCAGCGGCAGCGCGACTCGGTCGCGGCTGTGCGCGTGATCGCCGACCACCGCACGCCGCGAGAAGTGGCCGCCGAATACCGCGTGACCGAGGCCGAGGTCGTGCAGTGGATCGACCGCGCGCTGGCACGCCGTCACGACATCAAGGCCAACAGCTACGCCGAGCACCTGCAGCACCTGCGCGAGCAGCAGCAACGCGGCAAAGCCCGGTGGCGGAAAGGCACACCAGCCGGCGCGATCGGCGCGCAGGCCGTCGACAAGGCGATCGGCTGGCGACAGCGGAAACCGACCATGGCCGAGATTCTCGAGGACGCGGCGCGGCGCGAGGACGCTGCAGACGACGGGGGGTTCGATGTCGAGTTTTGACGACGCGCAGCGACACCAGCTGCAGGAAGCATTCCGCGACGGCGGCCGCGCCGTGTTGCATTACCTGCGACGAAAGCTCGAGCAGGAACCCGACAAGTCGCTGTCGGATGCGCTTCCCGGGCAGCTGTTCGAGCTGCTGGTGATCGACACGGCCGGCGATTTGTGGCGCCAGCACCAGGCGCAGCAGGAACGGGGCGACGATGAGTGATCCCGAAATCGTCAAACCGTACTGGCTTCGCCACATTGCCAAGCCACTGCGCAGCTTGGCCGTGCCGATTGCCACGCTGCAGCCCGACACCAGCAACGCGCGCCGCCACCCGACAAAGAACCGCGCGGCCGTGCTCGCATCGCTGCAGCGCTGGGGCCAGCGCTTGCCGCTGGTCGTCGACGGCACGCGCGTGGTCGTCGGAAACTTGCGCCTCGAGTGCATGGTCGAACTCGGCTGGAAAGCCTGCGCGGTGGTCGAGGCTCCCGACGGCGAGGCCGACGCGTTCGCCGTGGCCGACAACCGCACCGCCGACCTGGCCGAATGGGACGACGCCAAGCTGGCCGAGGTGCTCGCCACGCTCGACGCCGATGCCGACCTGCTGTCGGCCGTCGGCTACACCGAAACCGACCTCGACGCGCTGTTCGAGTCGGTCGGCGCCGACCTGGCCGACCCGGGCCTCGACGACCTGCTCGAGGCACCCGTCGACCCGGAACCAGAGCACGTCGAGTTCGAGGTCGTCGAACCCGAGGACGACGACACCACGCACACGCACCAGGTGGGCGAAACGGTCGAGCTGGGCGACCACCGCATCGTGGTGGCCGATGCCGGCCTCGACCTGCAGGCCATGCTCGACGCCTACACTGCACCCGGCGACACCGTCGCCGATCTGACACGTTCCACGGGCATTCAAACCCTGTTCGGCGCTGCCGCGGCCGGCCGCCGCGCCGTTGTTTCCCTGACACCCGGCCAGACGGCGAAAGCGGTGGCGCGCTGGGCGCGTGACCACGGCGAGGAACCCAAACGATGACAGACCAACAGCAACGGCCACTGGCAACGCTTCACGTGGCGAACATCGGAGCACGCGCCCGCCGCGGCATCGGCCGCACCCGCGTGCCGCTGGCAGACGACTACAACCTGCACGCAGGTGCTCGCGTGCTGGCCGACCTCGACGGCGAAACGTCGGGCCGTGGCGTGCTGATCGGCGACCAGGTGTTGCGCCCCGATGGGTTCGCGCGCACCGCGTCGCTCGAGTTCAACGTCGGGCAGTTCGCGTCGGGCCGGTCACAGTTCGCGATCCTCGGCAACGCGCGCGAGGACGGCACCGGCGACGCCGAGATTCCGCTGCCGCCGTTCGGGCTGCACCCGTGGATCGGCCAGCGCCTCGGCCTGTTCGGCATCGACGTGATGATCGACGGCCGGCGCGTGCCGCTGCACCTGCAGCCGGTGGCGACGACCAGCATGCACGCCACGTCGCGTTTCTACGGTCGCTGCGACGCCACGGGCTTTTGGGCCAGCGTCTGGACCGAGACACCGACCGCCACGCCGTACCAGACGTGGGCGCTGCGTGTCGGGTTCAACGACGAACGCATGCCCGACGCGCTGCACACCGAACTGGTGCGCGGCATCGAACTGCACGTGCGCGGCGCGTTCCCCGTGGTGCGATACCGGCAGCAGTCTGGCATCGGCGTGCAGGTGCTCGAGGATGGCACCAGCGTGGTGCAGATCGGCGGCGCAGGCCTGTGGGGCGACAGCCAGGCGCCTGTCGTCACGGGTGCGTTTCTGTTCCCGCCGGGTGAGTTTCACGAACTCGACGAGCAGCTGTGGGGCCCGCCGGCCGAGTGGCTGCTGGCCGAGGCCGACGACGCGCCCCTCGAGTACGTCTGCAGCGCGTTCGGCGCAGCGCGCGCGTTCGGGCCAGCTGGCACGGTCACGTTGCCCGACTGGTTCAACGGCGACCCGCAGCACGCACAGGTCGCAGCGCATCGACACGCGGTGCGCGCCGTCGACCGCATGCCACGCACCGCCGGCCTGTTCGCGTGGGGCCCCGATTCATGCCTCGAGATTCCGGGCACGGCCGGCGATCAAGCGGACTTCGGGGTGTCGCAGCTGTGCGAAGTGGCCTTGATTCCCGAGGCACCCGAACGGCTGTACGCGTCGAGGTTCAGCGCACTGGCCGAAGGTTGCAGGCCTGGCCATTACCGCGAACTCGACGTGTCGCCGGTCACGCACGCGAACCACCCCCAGTGGTTCTGTTATCTGCACGTCACGCACTACCACCCTTCGTACAGTTGGGATCGGTTGGGGAAGAACGCCGGCACCTATCGGTTCCGCAACAGCAACCGCGGGGTGCAGTGGAAGTCGTACGATCCGCAACATGAGTCGATCAACTTCCTGTGTGCGCAGCAGCTGCTGCGGCCGTCACTGATCCTGCAGGAACTGGTCGACGACTGGATCGAAACGGCGCTGGCGCAGTATCCCGTCGATTCGGGCACGTACCTCGACGGCCTCGGCGGCACGCGTGCGATCGGCCGCATGACACTGGCCATGCTGTGGGCGCACTGCGCCACCGGCCGCCAGGACATCCTGCAGCGTGCGCTTGACCGGCTGCACGGCAACTATGTCGACCAGGCGTTCAGCGCGTCGTCCCTGGTCAACGTGCCGCCGAGCATGCGCGAGTCGTGCCAACAGCCGCGCCGGATCATGGCCGTGGCAGACAACTGCCCGACCATCACCGCCGAGCTGCTCGGCGACAATCCCGAGATGCTCGAGGCCATGACCGACGGCATCGTCGCCGGTGAAGTCGACGCGCTCGACGAGGCCGCCAGCCTGCTGTTCGTGTCTGGTCTGTTCGGGCCTGACGGCCGCACGGTGCCCGTGCCAAACTGGTCGCCGTGGCAGGAAGCGTTTGTAGCGCAGGGGTTCGCGTGCCTGTGGCGCATGACCGGCGACGCGCTGGCGCTCGAGGCAGCGTACAAGGTGGCCGAGACGATCACGCTGCACGGGGTGCGCGAACACGACGACGGCACGTTCGACGTCGGCGGGTATCTGGCGTACGAGGACGGGCAGCCGCTGCCGTTCGATGCGTGGGATGATCCCGACCGGGTGAAGACGTACGGCACCGGCGTGTCACGCTGGATTCTGCCGGCCATGGACATTGCCAGCCACCTGTGCCGCCAGGTGCAGCAAGACCCGGCCGTCTGCACCGAGGTCGAGCGGCGCGCTGGCGTGTTCCGCGACTGGGTCGAGGGCATGCGCACGCCAGGCGGGTTCGATGCGGTGGTGCCCTGGGACGTGTTCCGCGACGGGGTGCACCGATGATCGAGTCGCTGCCGGTGATCCTGCTCGGCGCTGCGCTGGGCGTGTGCATCCTGATCGGCCTGGCCACGGCCGGCCAGCACGCGCGCAAGCTCGAGGCCATGCGCCTCGAGGTGCAGGTGCTGCGCGGTCAGCTCGAGCATGATCGCAGCGCCACGGTGCGTGCCGTCGCGTCGCTGTCCGATGCTGTCGACAAGCTGGCGCACGTCAGTGGCGAGACAGCGCAAGCGGTGCACGACCTGCAGGCACACGACGTGCTGCGGAACTGAGCCGTGGCGCGCGCCCCTCGACAGATGATCATTTCACCCGGGCGAAATGCCCGGGTCTGGCGCCTCGGCGGGTCCTTCCTGGCGAACCTGGTTCGTGGGACGCGCGAGCATTTTGGACAATCCCGGGATTTATGCCCGAAAACCCACGATCGCACCGGCGGGTGCGGGTCCCAAACTTCGCACCCGCCGGTGCGAACCGCACGCGATGGCAGGTAAACGGCCCACGCTGCAGGAACTGGCAGACCAGGTCGGGCTGAGCAAGTCGACGCTGGCCAAGTACGCGCGCGAAGGTTGGGACCGCGACCCGGCGACCCTCGACGACTTCCGGAAACAGCACCGCACCAAGCCCGTCGGCACCGAATCGCTGACCCCGCGGATGGATCGCCGGGCGCCCGACGAACCCGACGACGACGACAGCCGGCGGAACTGGTCGGACGAGTACCGCCGGGTGCGCACCCTGCAGGCGGTGGTCGAGCTGAAAGCCCGGCAGGGTGAGTTGATCCGGCGCGACGAGGTCGAGCGGTTGTTCGTGATGCGCGTCGCCGAGGTGCGTGCCGGGTTGCTGCTGCTGCCGCGGCAGCTGGCGCGGCGCCTGGCGCACCAGGACGCAGCCACGATCGAGGCCGACCTCGAGGCCGAGGTGCTGGCGCTGCTCGAGCGCTACAGCCGCGGCGATACCGTGCTCGACGGCAAGGCGCGCAAGCGTGGGAAGGGCCGGCGCGCGTGACTGACACCGCCGACACGCTGTGGCTGCCCGCCGAGTGCGACGCCTGGCGACCGCCTCGGCAACAGTCGGTGTCGGAGTGGGCCGACGAAAACCGCGTGCTGTCGCGCCTGGTGTCGGCCGAACCGGGCCCGTGGCGCACCGACCGCACCCCGTACCTGCGAGAGATTCAGGACGCGTTTCGCGACCGCACGGTCGAACAGGTGACGCTGCGCAAGTCGACGCAGGTCGGCGGCACCGAAGCGTTTCACAACGTGATCGGCTGGACGGTGTCCGAAAACCCGGTGCCGATCGTGCTGGTGCTGCCACGCGACGCCGACGTCGACCAGCAGGTTTCGCGGCGCCTCAAACCGATGTTCGAGGAGTCGCCCCGGCTGTCGGAGGAAATCACCGGCTGGTCGGGCGACTGGAAGGTCGCCGAGCTGGCGTTCCGCCGGTGCGTGCTGTACGGCCGCGCCTCGAACTCGGCCGCGGCGCTGGCGTCGGTCGCCGGCGGGTTGCTGGTGGGCGACGAGTGCGACAAGTGGCCACGCTACACCGGCAAAGAAGCCAGCCCGTGGGACCTGGCGAAGGAACGCACCCGCACGTTCCCGTCGCGGAAGATCGGCCTGGTATCGACGCCGACGGTGCCCGAGGGGCTGATTTCGGTGGAGTTCGAGGCCGGCGACCGGCGCCGCTACTGGGTGCCGTGCCCGCACTGCGACGAATACCAGGTGCTCGAGTGGGGGCAGGTGCGTTGGGACCTCGAGCAGGAAGGCGACCCCCGCCGGCTGAAAGCGAACGCAGCAGCCTGGTACGAATGCCCGCACTGCGGCGAACGCATCGACGACGTGCACAAACGCCGGATGCTGGCGGCTGGCGTGTGGGTGCCCGAGGCCGGCCGCCTCGAGGTGACCGACCTAGGCGTGCCGGTGGTGGTGGTGCCCGACGACGTGCTGACCGACCACCGTTCGTACCACCTGTGGTCGGGGTATTCCCCATGGCTGACGTGGGCCGAGATCGTCGCCACCTGGCTGCTGTCTCGCGACACCGACGCCGGCCGCCAGAACTTCACGAACAGCTGGCTGGGAGAGCCGTGGCGCGAGGTTGTCGCCGAACCGACCCCGGAGGGCGTCGGCCGCCGCGTGCGCGGCTACGAGCGCGACACGCTGCCAGACGCGGCCGAACCGGTGGCGATCACCATGGGGGTCGACGTGCAGAAAACCGAACTGCCGTATGCCATTCGGGCATGGGGCGCCGACGGCGACAGCTGGCTGCTGCGTTACGGCCTGGCGCGATCCTGGGACGTGCTCGAGGGGTTCCTCGACACCGAGTGGCACGAAGGCCACCGCATCGACCTGGCCTGCATCGACAGCCGATACCGCACCGACGAGGTGTACGAGTTCGCCCGCGAGCGCCTCGAGCAGGTGCGCGCGATCAAGGGCGTGGCCGGCGACGCGGTGCAGCTGTTCCATACCACGAAGGTCGACCGGCACCCGTTGAGCGGCGCCCCGCTGCGCAGCAGCTTGATCGTCTGGAACGTGCGGGTGGATTCGTTCCGCGACCGCCTGGCCAAGGCGCTGAACGACGACGGCGACGGCGGCTGGCAGGTGCACGCCAGCGTGTCGACGGCCTACCTGCGCCAGCTGCAGTCGCAGGAAAAGGTCGCAGAGCGCGCCGCCGGCGGCCGCAAGGCGCGGCAGCGCTGGCGCACAAAGGCCGGCCACCGGCACGATCACGCGTGGGATTGCGAGGTGTACAACCTGGTCGGCGCCACCATGCTCGGCGTTGACCGGGTCAAGTCGACGGCCGCGCGCGCCGAGCAGGCACGCAGCAAGCTCGAGGCCATCAGGGAGCGCAAGCGGCAGACCAGGCGCTCCGGTGGCGGGTTCCTCGACGACCTGCGGGGTTCGAGGCCATGAGTGGGTTTCTGGACGATCTGAGGCCGCACAGGCGCCGCCAGCGGCCGCCAGCCGACCAGGACGCCGAACGGTCGCCGGTGGTGCCGTTCGTGCCGTTCCGCTGCCCGCACTGCGGCGCCGTGCACCCGCGCACCTACGGCCAGCGAGGTCGCACCCGGTACCACCGTTGCCGGGCGTGCCTGCGGCTGTACCGGTCGCTCGAGATCGACCCCGACGATCTGGGGGAACTCCCCGGGTTTTCTGCTGTGCAGAAATAGCCCGCTGGACTCCGGCGGGTGCAGGTGGCACCGTCGGCTCGATGGCAGACGAACGGCCGCTGTTTCTGTTCCTCGGCGAAGGCGTCGCCGACGGCCTAGCGCCTGCTCGCACTGTCGGCAGCCTGGTTTCCGGAGACGCGCAGCTTTTCCAGAACGGCAAGTTTCCCCGGAACCGGCGCGACGAGGACGTGCTGCGCGCGCTGCGCACGGCCCGGTACGACTGGTACCAGCGGCACGCGGATGCACTCGGCGTCGACCTGCGGCCGACGATCTACAACCACGTCGGTCTACAGCGTGCCATTTCGACGATCGCCGACAACGGCGACGGCACGTCGCGAGTGTACGCGCCGGCGGCCGGCAGCGCGTCGAGTTACGACACCGTCGTGACGGTGCGCGGTGTCGTGGTCACGTCGGGCGCCGACCCGAACGGCTGGCACTACGGCACGCGCGTCGACAACGACAACTGGGACATTCCCGGAGAGTTCGACGACGCCGGGCACGCGTTCGCGTCGTCGCTGGTGACGGCATCCGGCGGCCGCGGCATCACGATCACGCGCGAGGATGCGCCGCCGTCGCCACTGGGTAGCGGCATCGGGCGGCACTACATCGAAGCCACATCGGGCGACTTTCTGGCCGACGGGTTCCGGCCGGGCCAGCTGCTGACAGTTGCCGGCACCAGCGCCGGCGCGTTCAACGCGCGAACCGATTACTGGCTCGAGGAAGTGACGGCCACGCGGCTGTACATTCGCGAGCAGGGGTCGGCCGGGTTTCATACCACCGTCGCCGGCATCACCAGCAACCTGACGCTGCAGGCGTTCGCGCAGATCGGCGAACAGTCGTTCGACACCTACCTGAACCCGTTTGCGCCGTTTGCCAGCAACCCGAACGGCGTCACCGAGTTCGTGCCGCCGGCCGTCGGTATGTATCCGTCGAACGAGCACGGGGTCGAGGCCGCGTTCGTGGTCGACGCGCTCGACGACGACACGCCGCCGACCGACGACAGCGCCGCGCCGTACGTGTGCAAGCTGCGCGGCGACCTGACCGGCGGCCGCCTGGCCGCGTCGATGGCCGACGGCAGCAAGCCGATCAAGGTGGCCACGTACACGATCACGGCGAACACCAGCGTGCAGCTGAACCTTGACCGGGCGCACGGGTGGACCGGCACCGAACGGGTGTACGTTTCGGTCGGTGGCGCTGGGTTCGAGTCGCTGTCGGACTGGTACACCGCCACGGTGGTCGACGCCGATTCGGTGTCGGTGCCGATCGAGGTGCCCGACCCGTCGACCCTCGACCCGATGACTGTGCAGGAACAGTCGCGCGTGTTCGGCGTCGACTCGATCACGTTCGACGCCGAGAACAGCAAAACGCTGCTCGACCTGTTCGTCGACCTGCTGAACCCGAACGTGCATGGCTGGTCTGGCACGGTGTACGTGCACGTCGAAATGGGGCCGGGGTTCGAAGAACTGACCGGCTACCACCTGGCGACCGTCGAAAGCGATTCGCAAATCAGCATCCCGGTTTACCCGGCCGACCCGGCGGCGCTGCCCGACACGTCGGCGGAACCGTTCTATGGCCGGAACCTCGGCACCGTTGCGGCGCGCGACCTGGTGCCGTCAGTCGTGACAGCCGTAGCCGATGGCACCGAAATCAAAACCACCCGCGACCACGGCCTGACCGTCGGCGACTGGTTGCTGCTCGGCAACCTGACGTCGGCCGTGCCGATCACCGGCGCGCACCAGGTGCTCGAGGTGGTCGACGACGACACGTTCAGAATCGGGGTGATCGTCGACACGCCTACCGACGTCGGCGACGCCTGGATCGCGCGCGGCCGGCGGTGGTCCGACGCCTACCGGACGCAGACCGGCACCACCACGCCGCACAACGGCGGCAGCGCGCTCGAGCACGCGCGGCTGTTGCTGCGCAACCTGTTCGGCGCGATCAGTCGCGCGTCGCCTGCAGTCACGACGCACCTGGCCGGACTGTTCACGGCGTTTGGCCGCGACGAGGACGTCGCGACCGACCCCGGTCTGCCGGCGACCGATCTGCCGAAGTCGAGTCAGAAGATCGACCGGTTTTGGTTGTCGTACGCGAACCTGGCAAAACAGATTCGCGAACATTGCGCAGCGCTGGGCGTCGAGTTCGGGTTCCCGATCACGAACGCCGCCGACCCGTCGCAGATTCCGTGGGTGGCCGTCAACTACTCACCAGACCAGTCGCAGCAGCTGGTGACGGTGAACGGCATACCGGTGCTGAAATCGCCAGTAACGAACCGTTACGTGGCCAGCGCCTGGCTGATCCGCGAACAGACGCAGCTGGCACTCGGCGCGGCCGGCGGCCGCCTCGGGATGGTCGACCCGTACCAGGAAGGCATGACCCTGCAGGCCGACGGCCTGACCTGGACCGGCGAAACCATGCTGCAGGTCGGCTCGAGGTGCTACGACGTGTGGTCGTCGATCATGGCCGGCACGGCCGTCGATCCGACCGACGACGCACCACTCGGCGTGCCGGTCTACTTCCTGATCGGGCAGTCGCAGACGCAGGGCTGGATCGAGGCAGCCTGGCTGTATCTCGACCGGGACCCGAACTACAACGGCAACTGGATCGACGCGCAGACCGGCGCGATTCTGCGAGAGCGGCAGACCTACATCTGGAACCACACCAGCCACCAATTCGAGGAACTCAAACCAACCGTCGGCGGCGCGCCAGGGAACACAAACACACACCCGACCCAAAACACCCTAGGCGCCCCGCTGTTCGGTCCCGAAGTGTCGTTGATCATGATGCTGCGCGAGCGGCACCCCGAGGGGGTGTACTTGATCAAGCTCGCACGGCACGCGGCCAGCATTCAGAACATTCCGCTGATTCCGTCGTGGGACCCCGACGCCGGCGACCTGTACGCCGACCTGTTGTACAGCTGGGATCGGGCACGGCGCTGGCTTTGCGAGCAGGGGAAGGTGCCCGACGTGCGCGGGTTCGTTTACGACCAGGGCGAGGGCGACGCGTTCGAAGAGTGGTACGATTCGTACCCGGCGGCGCTCGACAAGTTGATCGACCGCATCCGGCAGGATTTTCAGACCCGCGTCGACGAGGATCTGCCGGTGATCATCGGCCGGTTGATGGACCACGACCGCCAGGTGTTCCACCGGCCGGCCGTCGACCTGGTGCGCGCCACGCAGGACGCGAAGGCAGCCAGCGACCCGAATATCGTGGCCGTCGACATGGATTCGGTGGCGATCATCGACGACGACGTGCACCGCAGTGGCCGCGGCGCGATCCGTGCCGGCCTGCTGCTCGGCGAAGGGTTCGACGGCAGCCTGGCGAACTACAACCACCCGCGGGTGATCGACTACGAACTCGACCCGTTCGACGACGGCTCGAGCGGGTCGACCGGATCGGGCGAAACCGCCGAGAGTCTGAGCGCGACAGCGTCGGCTGGCGGTGGCACTGTCAGCACGGCCGCCGTCGACCAGGTGTCGAGCGGCGCCACTATCGAAATCACCGGCAGTTCGCAACTCGAGATCGCCACGCAGATCGTCGCAGCGTGCGACGCTGCGATCCTGGCCGGCCTCGAGGTGCTGAGCTATTCCGTCAACGGCCGCACGGTCACACGCAACAGCCTGCGCGACATCCAAGCGCTGCGGATGTATTACGCGCAGGTGATCAGCAAGTCGCAAGGATGGCGCCGCACGCAGGCGTCGTTCGACTGAACCATGAAGACCCGCACCCGACCACCCCGCGTGTTGCAGGAAGCCTCGAGGGCGACCGGCAGGTCGCTGTCGCGCGCTGAACGGCTCGGCGAACGCGTCGACCAGGCGCTGCAGGTGTTCGCGCCCCAGTGGGCAGCGAAACGCCAGCTGGCCCGGGTGCGGCACCACCTGTTCCACTACGCGTACCCGTCGGGCCGCGGCAGCAGGCTGCACGGCGACTGGTCTCCGCAACGCTACAGCGGCGACGCCGCCGTCGACGACCTGGTCGAGCTGCGTGCGAAGTCGCGCGACCTGGTGCGCCAGGAACCACACGCCGCCAGCCTGCTGCGCACGCTCGACGAGAACGTCGTCGGCACCGGCATCCGCCCGCAATCGCGTGCCACGGCCGACGAAACCGGCCTGACCTCGGCGCAGGTGTCGGCATGGAACCGCGCGTGCGACCGCGTTTTCAGCGCGTGGGCGGGCAGCGACCTGTGCGACAGCACCGGCCACGGCACGTTTTACGACCTGCAGTCGCTGCTGTACCGATCGTACAAGCGCGACGGCGAAGCGTTCGTGCACCTGGTGTCGCTGCCCGAAACCACCGCGCCGCGGCTGCTGAGCACGGCCGTCGAGGTGATCCCGCCCGAACGTGTGTCGACCCCCGACGGCTACGCCGCGCAGCAGCTGCCCGACAACCTGACCGAACGGCTACGCCAGGGCGTCGAGGTCGGCAAGCGTGACCAGGCGTTGGCGTACTGGATCGCCAGCGGCAACCCCGACGATCCGCTGCGGTATCCCAACATCGAATGGCAGCGCGTGCGCCGGTTCCGCAACGGCCAGCGCAACGTGCTGCACCTATTCCGGCGCGACCAGGCCGACCAGCACCGTGGCGTGCCGATCCTGTGCCCTGTCCTGTCGACGTTCCGGATGCTGTCGAAGTACATGGAAGCCGAGTTGACGGCCGCGCGCGTGTCGGCGTGCATTTCCATGTTCGTGAAACAGGCCGGGATGCTCGACGCGTCGGGCATCGGGCCGGGCATGACGCAGCAGAGCGACGGCACCGTGCTCGAATCGCTCGAGCCCGGGTCGATCCAGTACCTGGACCCCGGCGAGGAAATCCAGACGTTCAAGGCCGACCGGCCGGGCACCACGTTCGACCCGTTTGTCGAGCGCATCCTGCGCGCGATCGCGTCGGCTGTCGGGCTTCCGTACGAACTGCTGGTGCGCGACTTCTCGAAAACCAACTACAGCAGCATGCGCGCGGCGCTGCTCGAGACGCGCCGCGGCTTCCGTGTCGATCAAGCCATGCTCGCACGCATCGTGCTGCAGCCGATCTGGGAACGCGTGCTGACCGAGGCCTACGCGCGCGGCATGCTGCCGCAGGTGCCGCAGTTCCTCGAGCGGCGCGACGCGCTGCTGCGTGCGCGCTGGGTGCCGCCGGCGTGGGGTTGGGTTGATCCTGTGAAGGAGATTCAGGCCAGCCGCGACGCGGTCGAGGGCGGACTTTCCACGCTGGCCGACGAGGCCAGCGCAAACGGCCAGGATTGGCAGGACGTGGCCAGAGCACGCGCGCGCGAACTGGTGCTGCTGCGCGAACTCGAGGCCGAAAACGACTTGCCACCGGGATCGCTCACCGGTTTGGAGGCAGCCGAGGCGCCAGGGGGTAGTACCTCGGAAGAGAGCGCGAGAGAGGACCAAATCGAGAGCGAACCCGGTGGCGCTTCCGCAGACACCGACGACGACGAACAGGAGCCCGAAACCGATGGCGACACCGAAGACCAGTAGCAAGCGCGTGCCGACCGGCGCGTGCATGATCACGTTCCGCGATACCGGCGTCGTGACGTTCGCGGAGTCGGACGACGACGACGACGACGACGACGAACTCGAGCAGGCCGAGGAAGGCGACGACGACGAGGAAGGCGACGACGACGAGGAAGGCGACGAGCCCGACGAGGACGACGAGGACGACGAGGACGACGACGCCGAGGCATCCGGCCGGCCGCTGTTCGCGATGTCGCCGGTGGCGTCGGGTAACCCGATCATGGGGCATTGGTACTGGGGAAACCTGGCGCTCGACCTCGAGGGCGTGCAGCTTCCGCAGCGTGCCATTCCGGCGCTCAAGGACCACGACCCTGACCAGCGCGTCGGATTCGCCACCCGCCTCGAGGTCGAGGATGGCGTCGGCCTGGTCGCGCGCGGCGAACTGCTGCCGAACAGCGCCTCGGCGCAGGCCGTGCAGGCCGACGCGGCCGACGGGTTCCCGTGGCAGTCGTCGGTGCACGCCGTGCCGCTGTCCGTCGAACAGATCGAGGACGGCCAGAAGGCCGAGGTCAACGGCACCACCCTTTCCGGGCCTGGCGCGATCTTCCGGCAGTGGAAGGTGCGCGAGGTCTCATTTACGGCACTGGGCGCAGACGATGCCGCGCAGGCCGCTGTCGCAGCGTCACACGACGCAGAAACGTACGAGGTGCCCATCGTGGCCACGACAAACGACACGCCGGCACCGCCGGCCGAACCCGCCGTCGCGTTGACGGCCGAGCAGCTGCAGCAGCAGCACCCCGACCAGGTCGCCGAGCTGACCGGCGCCGCCGTTGCCCGTGGCGAGGAACGCGAACGCGAACGCGTGTCGGCGATCCTCGACCAGGCGGACAGCCGGCAGCACGATCTGGCGGCGCAGTTGATCGCCGACGGCACGCCGCTGGCCGATGCCACGGCCGCGATCAACAACGACCTGCGCGCGCGCCTCGAGGCGGCGCTGGCAGCCGGTGGCGACGAACCCGTCGCACGCAACCAGCCCGAGGGAGACGACACCGACGCGCCTGCTGGCGACACCGACGCGCAGTTCGCTGCCGAATGGGACCGCTCGAGCGCGCTGCGCAACGAGTTCAGCCTGCGCGATGAGTACGTCGCGTACCGCCGGGCCGAGCAGGCCGGCAGCCTGCGCCGTCACGCGCCGAACGCCACCGACTGAGCACCACCCCCGAACATTCCGCAGGCACCCGCCTGCACCGCACAACCTGAAACAGGAGACACCAGACCATGGGGCAGAACGCAGCAATTACCAGCCGGGCCATCCTCGGCATGTTTCAGAAGGCACTGGGCGAAACCACGCCGCCCGCGTGGGTCGACGCCGTGTCGATGATGAACGACGGCAGCGACCAGTACAGCGAGGAATACCGCTGGCTGGATCAGAACCCCGCGTTTCGTGAGTGGGTCGGCGGCCGCCAGGCGCTGAAGATGTCCGACCACGGCGTCGTGGTCGAGAACAAGCCTTACGAGGCCACCGTCGAGTTCAGCCGGCGCGACCTGCGCAAGGATGGCGAAGGGCTGATCCGGCGCCGCGTCAACGGCCTGGTGCAGGCCACCGCCGGCCGTCACTGGCAGAAGCTGCTGAGCAACAGCATCCTGAACGGCGAAACCGCCATCGCGACGTATGGCTCGAGCGCCACGTACGACGGCGTCGACTTTTTCGTGCGCAGCGGCGACGGCACGAAGCATCGAGACAGCCAGCACAACGTGCTCGAGGTGTCGGGCCTGTCGGGTGGCCGCCCGACCGTGGCGCAGGTCGACAGCGCCCTGCAGCAGGCCATCGAGATGCTGATGGGGTTCACCGACGAGCAGGGCGAGCCGGCGAACGAGGACACCAGCAGCGTGCAGGTGATCGCGCCGCCGTCGTTCATCGGCGCGGTGTCGGCCGCGTTGCGGCTGCAGGTGATCCAGGGCAGCGGCGGCGCCATCGACAGCCCGGTGATGGCACTCGGCGAAGCGCTGGGAATGTCCTGGGCGCTGGCGAACAATACCCGCCTGAACACGGACGGCTGGGGGACTGGATCGACGCGGCGCATGGTCGTGGCGCGGTCCGACAACCCGGTCAAGCCGTTCATTCGCCAGCAGGCCGAGGCGGCCAGCGCCGGCGCGCTGGCCGAGGGCAGCGAGTTCGAGTTCCACCACAACGCGCACCAGTACGGCGTGACCGCCGAATCGGGCGTCGGGTACGGCCTGTGGGAACACGCCGTGCTGGTCGAGTTTGCCGCCTGAGCCGGCGGCCGTGATCCACCGGCGGCGCGTCGCCTGGCGCGTCGCCACCACAACTCCACAGAAGCAAAGGACACAGAACCATGGCACTGAGTGCAGCAACGAACCGGCGTTACAACGCCGACGTGCCGCCGATCTTCGCCGAACACGCGGTCAAGTCGGGCGTGCAGATTCACGCCGGCGGCGCGGTGGCGATCGAGCTGGCGACCGGGCTGGCGTACATTCCTGTCGGAACCGATACCGCCGAGGTTTTCGTCGGGTTCGCCGACGAGTCGGTGCTCGGCGACGGAACCAAGCGCGTGCGCGTGCGGTCGCAGGGCGTCATCGAGGCCGCCGTGACGGGCGTCAACAGTGGCGACGACGTCAAGAAGCCCGTTTACATGGTGGACGACGATTCGTTCAGCCTGACGAACTCGGGCAACGACCTGGCCTGCGGCCGGGTGTTCCAGCACAGCAGCGGCACCACGTGCCTGGTCGCGTTCTCGGCCGACGCACTGCGTGGCGCCGATCTTCCCTGATCCGGGGGGCTGAACGATGGGCCTGCGCGACATCATGCAACGGGACGCCGCGGCGCTCACCCGCGCGTCGGGACTCGGGGAGACTCTCGAGTTTCGGCCGCGTGGCAGCGCTGCCGATGCGGTGTACGTGTCTGCCGATGTCGCGCGGCTCGGCATCATCACCGACGACGACAGCGAACTGGCGTTCAAGGTGGTGCAGGTGTTCCTGCCGCCGGTGGGCGTCGAGAACGGCCCACCACGCGCGCCGGTGCCCGGCGACGTGCTGGTCGTGGCGTTTGACGAGGGCGCCGACCCGGTGCCTGGTCGCATCCGCACGCTGCTGTCGCAGGACGCCGGCGGGTTCACGCTCGAGGTGATCAAGTGACCAGCACGGCCGACGTGTCGTTCGAGGGCGTCGAGGGATTCGAGGGGGTCGACCGCGCCCTCGAAACCGCGCCGGCGGTGGTGTACTTCTGGATGCGCGAAGCTTACAAGCGCATGAACATCGACCACCGGCGCAGCATGCTGGCGGTGTCGAAAATCAAGCTGAACCGGAAGCCGAAGGCCGGCCGCCGGCCGCCGATCGAGGCGCCGAAGGTCGACGACAAACGCAACCTCGACCCGGAAACGGGAATCCGCTGGGTGACCGAACCCGAGGACAAGCGCAGGCCGAACGCGAAAAGCGCCGACCTGCTCGAACTCGGCCTCGACATCCTGACCCGGAACAACGTACTGGTGGCGTTCGAGGCCGGCACGACGATCCGGCCCCGCCGCGGCCGCATGCTGGCCGTTCCGATCAAGGCACCGGGCAGCGCGCGCCGCGGCCGCCGAACGCCGTACGGGTTCCGCCAGGCCAAGCCGAAAGCCGTACTGATCGCGCGCAAGTCGAAGCGTTCCGGCACGCTGCTGCTGTTCGAGCGCAAGCGCAAGCGCAGCGGTGAACGCCAGCGGTTGCAGCTGAACCGGCGCGGTGAAGTACGCAGCCGGCAGCGAAAGACCATCCGCGACACGCTGGTGCCGCGTTGGGCGCTGCTGCCGTCGGTGAACCTGCGCCGCGCGCTGGGTTTCTACTCGACGTGGGACAAACAGGCGCAGCTGCGCGCGAAGCGCCTGGCGTTCGCTGCCGACCGCATCCTGCGCGACATAGCCAAAGGGGTGAAAGACTAATGGCCACGCTACGCCGACGCATCGTCGAATCGCTGGCCGACTACCTGGGCACCGGCCTCGGCTGGGAAGTGACCGCACGCGGCCAGACGAACGACACCACGTTCGAGCGCCTGGCGGTGGTCTACTTCGCGAACGAACGCAAGGCGATCCGCGACGGCGCTGGCTGTTCGGGTGGGCAGTACAACTGCACCCTGACGGTCGAGGTGCGCGTGATGGTCGACCCGGGCCTGGCCGGCGAGGACGGTAACCCGTTCGACCTGCTCGACGACGCTGTCGCCGAACTCGAGGCGCGCATCCCGTGGCAGTCTGACCTGCAGCCGATCCTGGCCGTGCCCGGCGTTTACCGGCTGGACTACAGCGGCCACCGACCCGACGGGCCCGACGAGGACACCGGGCACGTGGCGGCCGTGATGTCGCTCGACGTCGAGTACAAACACGACCTCGACAACCCGTCGACGTTCGGGGGGCTGTCGTGACGTTTCCGGCCAACGCCATCGCAGCCGACGCGCTGCCGCCGGTCGAGCGCATCGAACTCGGCGACGAACACCAGGTGCTGGTGACACCAACGCCGCACCGCGGTGGCGCGATCCAGCATCGCGACCGCCGGCCGGCCGGCCGCACCGACCTCGAGTTCATCGCCAACTGGCTTACCGTGCAGCGCGACCAGGTCGACAGTTTCCGGCTGCATCACCGAACGTACTACTGCGCCGCCCCGTGGCTGCTGGTCGTGCCTTGCGACAGCGACCCGTGGCGCGTGATCTACGCTGGCCCGCTGCAGGTGCAGCCGATCAGCAACACCGTTTCCCGGGTTCGCGTGCTGCTGGCGCGCGCCCTTTCCGCAGCATCCTGACCCGAGGGCAACCATGCCACTACGACGAAAGCACCAGATTGCAGCCAAGCTCGAAACGAGCGAAGGCACCGACCCGTGGGGTGCGAGCACCCCGCCCGCAACGGGTGATTTCCTGACCGTGTTCGAACCCGATGTCGCCGACAGTGTCGAGCTGAACGAACGCCAGGTCGCCGGCGCCAGCTTGTCGCGTGGTTTCGACAGCGTCGGCCGCGCCACGCGCAGCGTCACGTTCCGCAGCGACCTGGTCGGCGATACGACCTCGGCCGCGACCGTGCCGCCGTGGGATGCCCTGATCCGGGCGTCGGGCTTCCGGGCGCAGGCGATGAACGAATCGTCGGGCACCGTCGCAAACGGCCCGTTCTACATCGGCGAACGGGTCGGCGATAGCGACTGGGGCGCAGGCACGCCGACGAACTGGGGCCTGGCCGTCAACAAAGCCACCGGCGCCGGCGCCACGCTGTACGTCATCCCGATCGCCGGAACCTGGGATGCCAGCGTGACCGCGGTCTACGGCGAACAGAGTGGCGCCACCATCGCGACGGCCACCACGCCGGGCACGTCGACCGAGGGCGTGGCGTACCTGCCGGACAGCACGAAAACGCTTTCGCTCGACATCACCGCCGGTGGCTGGTCTGGCGGCACGCCAAGCGCTGGTGACGTGCTGGTGATCAAGGACGGCACCACCGGCGAACAGAAAGGCAGCGCGTTCCTGGTGTCGGGCACCGACCCGCTGGTCGTGTCGCTGTTCTATGGCAGCGTGGCGGACGACGACACGCTGCACGAACCCGGCGGCGGGTCGGCCACCCTCGAGAGCAGCAACGCCGTCACGATCGTTTCGTCGCCGTCGATCGGCCTGTATTCGAACCTCGACAGCCTCGAGCGCCGCGCGCTGGGTTGCCGTGGTGAGTTCACGGTCGGTGGCGAAGTCGGCCAGGTGCTCGAGTTCAACTGGACGTTCCAGGGGTCGAGCGTCGACGCCGACGATTCCGTGCAGGTGACCGGCGCCACGTCCGACACGCTGCAGGGCCCGAGGTTCCAGGGCGCCGTACTGGGCGTCGGCTACGATCGCGACCAGGACGGAAACGGCTACTTCCAAGATTGTTTCCCGATCAAGTCGGTGGAGTTCGCACCAGGCAACACCCTCGAGGATCGGCGCGCGCCGTGCTCGGCGACCGGGCTGCAGGGCGCGACGATCACCGACCGCGACCCGACTATCACGCTCGAGGTCGAGCAGGTCGGCACGGCCGCGTTCAACTGGTTCAGCGCGCAGCGCAACGCCTGGCCGGTGTCGATCGGTTTCTACATCGGCACCGAGGTCGGCAACCGCGTCGGCATGATCGCCGAAAACTGCCAGGTGACCGAGGTGACCGACAGCGAGGCCGACGGCCTGGCCACGCACAACGTCACGCTGCGCTGCCGGCGTATCCAGGAATCCGGCGACGACGAGGTCGCCATCTTCAAGTTCTGACACCAGCGACCCGAAAGGCTACCCCCGCCATGGTCATCGCACTGACGACAAACCAAACCACCACCGTCGTGCTCGAGGCCGACCTCGAGCTTCCACCCGAACAGCAGACCGAGTTCGACCTGGCGCCCCTGACGGTAAGCCAGCGGCAGCAAGTCGTCGCCGACATCGGCGGCAGCAGGGAAGTGCAGGCGCTGATTCTGGCCGCCAGGGCTTCGCTGCGTGGCTGGCGCAAGCTGTGCACCGCCGACGGCACCGAGGTGGCGTACAAGACCAGCCGCCAGACGATCGGCGGGTCGATCGGTTCCTACATCACCGACGCCGCGTTCGACGTGCTGGCGCTGGACACGATCGCCGAGCTGGCCAGCAAGGTGCTCGAGGTGTCGGGACTGTCGGACGCTGACCGGGGAAACTGACGCTGGCCGCCGGGCTGCGGTTCGGCGGCGTAACCAAACACCTAGAGCAGACCTGCAAGCTATGCACCGCACCACCGGGCGAAACGACCAGCGAGCGCGCCGCGCGCCTCGAGCTGCGTGCCCGTTGGGGCTGCGACGCCGAGGTCGAGCAGGTGTTTCTCGAGCTGGACTGTTGGACGTGCGACAGCCGGCAGCCACGGCCGAACTGTCCGACCTGCAAGGGCACCGGGCGCGTCGACCTGCAGCGCTGCCCGTGGTCGCAGGTGTCGGGTGCAGCGCTGCAGGTTTGCGACAGCCTGGCGCTGCTCGACCTCGGCGTGCTGCCGATGTCCGGCGGTTGGGCCGAGCAGGCGGCGCCGTGGTACGACGCGGCCGTGATCGCACTGCAGGAACGGGCCGAGTACCAGCGCCTCGAGCGCGACAAGCTCGAGCGCGAATCGAAACGGAAGTCGAAACGGCGGTGATCCATGGCGACCAGTGAAAACCGCGAACTGCGCATCACCGGGCAGTTTCGCGACCGAATGTCGCAAGGCCTGACGAAGGTTCGCGCGCAGGTCGGGAAAACGCAGGCTGCGTTCGTCAAGTTCGGCAAAGGCATCACCGCACCGCTGCGCCTGGCCGGCAAAGCGATCGACGGCGTGGCGTCCAAGATCCTGAGCGCGAAAAACCTGGTGCTGGGGTTCGTCGCGGTGGTCGCGGTGCGGCGCACGTTCGGGCTGTTCCAGGGCATCGCCGACGACCTCGACGAAGTGGTGAAGACCGCCGACCGGCTGCAGGCGACCACCGAATCGCTGTCGGCGCTGCGGTTTGTCGGCGAGCTGAACGCGGTGGCGTTCACGGAAATCAGCAGCGCGCTGGCGATCTTCTCGCGCAACCTCGAGGCCGCGCGCCGCGGCAGCCTGGCGCAGGCCGACGCGTTCCGCGAACTCGGCCTGAACCTCGAGGAACTGGCCGACCTGCAGCGCATCGACTTGATCGACCTGCTGGCCGATGTCGCCGACGGTTTCGAGCAGGTCGGCAGCGCCACCGAGAGAAACAACGCGCTGCTGACCGTGTTCGGGCGCAGCGGTTCGCGTCTGGGCCCGCTGCTGGCCGGCGGGTCGGCTGCGATCCGCGAACTGGCCGAGGAAGCCGAACGGCTCGGCGTGGTGTTCGACCGCGACAGCCTGAACCGTGCCGCTGCGTTCAACGACGCGTTGGCCAGGTTCCGCACGTCGCTGCGCGGTGTCGGAGAGGCGCTGTTCCTCGAGGTGGCGCCGGGCATTTCGGCCGTGTTCACGCAGCTGGCGAAAACCGTTAGTGACAACCGCGACCGCATCGTCGCGGTTTTCCGCGACCTCGGCCGCGGGTTCATCGGCGTGTTGGACTTGATGGCCGACGCAGTGATCGAGTTCATCGACACGCTGGAACGCATCCCGGGCGTGTCGCTGTTCGATTCGTCCGACCTCGAACGGGAACTGAGAGAAGTCGAACAGCAGCTGGCAGAGTTCATTCGCCGGCGCGATGCCGCGGCACGGGCAGCCGTTGAACCGTTCGCGACCGCCATGGCGCAGGCACGTGATCCGGCCGACCGGTCGGCCATCCGGCTCGAGCGCCAGCAAGCGCTGCAGCGTGCCGAGGCCGAGTTCCTGGCGACAGTTTCGCAGGCGGAACTCGGCCTGGCCGAACGGCGCCAGGAACTGTTGCAGGTGATCGGCGACGGGTTGAGCGGGCAGCTGCGGCAAGCCCGGCAGAGATTCGCCGACGCGATCGAACAGCTTGTCGAGGCGGCTACGCCGACCGGCGAATCGGCGGCAGCCGAGGCCGGCGCGGCGGCTGGCGACGCGTTCCGTAAGGCGTTCGAGGACGCCGGCGGCGGTGGCGCTGCGTCGCAGGGCGACATACGTGGCCAGGCCGCTGAGGGCACCCGGTTCCTGAACCTGCAGCGTACGCTGCTGAGTGTCCTGCCGGCGACTGAGGACGTGCAGCGCGCGCTGGCAGCCACGAACGCCGAGCTGCAGCTGCTGTCGACTGGAAACCAGGCGCTCGAGTTTTTCGAGTCGGGCCGGATCGGCGCGCAGGAACTGGCGCAGGCGTTCGAGGATCTTGGCGCGGCTGCCGAACGCGAGCAGGCACGCATCGGTCGCACGATCGAGCAGCAAAGCCTCGGATTCGAGCAGCAGGTGCTCGGCCTCGACGTGCAGACGCAGGCGGTGCGCACCAGGCTGGCCGAGATCAACGGCGAACTGCAGCGCCTCGGGTTCGAGCAGGCGTTCGACGACGGACGCATAAGCGCCGAGCAGCTGGCGCAGGCGCTCGAGGGTGTCGAGCAGGCCACCGAACGCGCCACGGCACGCGCTCGAGGTGACTTCGCGCAAGGGTTCGCGGATGGCGCGCAGCAGGCCGCGGCGGCGCTGCTCGACATGACGAAAATCGGCCAGGAAGCGGCCACGTCACTGATCAACAACGGCGTGAACGCACTGAGCGACGCGCTGGTCGACGTGGCCACCGGCGCCGGCGACGCGCGCGAAGCGTTCAACGAGTTTGCCGAGGCCACGCTGCGCCAGCTGTCGCAGTTGATCACGCGCGCCCTGATCCTGCGGTCGCTGTCTGCTGTCGGCCTGACGTTCGAAACGGGTGGCGTGATGATGGGACGCATGCGCCGGCCGGAAACCTTGCCGGTGAACGAGTACGCGCAGGGCGGCATCGCCAGGTCGCCACAGGTCGCCGTGTTCGGCGAGGGCCGCGGTGCCGAAGCGTTCGTGCCGTTGCCTGACGGCCGGCGAATCCCTGTCGATATGCAAGGTGGTGGCGGTGGTGGTCTCACGATCGTGGTGCAGACGGTCGACAGCAAAGACACCAGCCGCTGGCTGCTCGAAAACCGTGGCCTGCTGCTGTCGGTGCAGCAGAACGGCCTCGAAACGTCGACCGCGTCGCGCCGTGCAGTCAGGCAGGTGACTTGATGGCGCAGCTGGCGCGTATGTCGTCGGGGGTCGGCCAGGTGCAGCGCGTCAACGCCTACGACTGGACGATCTGCCACCGCGTGCCGATCGAGCACACGCAGGTCGGCGGCCGCCTGGCGTTCGTGATTCACGCCAGCGTCGGTTCGTTTGCGTGGAACCCCAACACCAGCCGGCACCAGGTGGAACTGTGCATGGCATCGCTCGACGGGTCGGGCAACATCACACAAACCGACGGCCGGGAGCGCCTACGCATACGCCTGAACGACAGCAGCGTCGGACACTTGTCCCCCAACGGTGGCGAGGACGCGTACCCGGTGCAGATCGTGCAGATTCTCGATTCGTCGCTGACCCTCGACCAGCACCCGCAGTGGGGCGACGCGTGGAAGGTGGCCGATCAGCTGGCGATCGTCGGGCGGTTGATCGACAACGGCGACGGTCGGCAAGGTGGGTCGTTCGAGATTGCCGACGTCACTGTGCTGACGTTCGACCTGGCCACGCTCGACGACGAGTCGGTGCCGTACGACGCTGCCGAGTACGCGCCGCGGCAGCCGCAGGCGTTGACGCCACCGCCTAATTATCGCGTGCTCGACTTCGGGTTCAGGCCTGGCGGCGCCGTAGTCGACGAAACGTGGCTGGTGTTTCACTCGTGGACTTACCGGCCGTACCAGGCGCAGAGCGGGCCCGCCCTGGTGCTGTTCCAGTCGGACGGCGCCACCGGTGGCGGCACTACCGAGGATTTCCGCGACTTCCTCGGCATGGATGGGGTCGAGCAAGCGGCCGGCGCACCGGCGTGGCTCGACAACCAGCGCCAGTTGATTCAGGGCGGGTTTACGACGTACAAGCGCGGCGCGACGTTCGACCTGCTGGGATGGCAAGGCCGCGACGGGTACCAGGCCGGCACGGCCGGCAACCCGCAGTTCCACACGGCCGTGAAGCGCGCCAACTGGTTTGCGGTTCGCATCCGCGACGCGCTGGGCGTAGACGACTTCTACAACGTCAAGGTAGACGACGACTACAGCCAGTTCGGCCAGACGATCGACGACCTGTTCGCGCCGGTGGGCGTGCCCGGCCTGCGGTTCGAAACCACGCCGGTGAACCCGACGAAATACGTGCTGCTGACGCAGGCACGCGCCGCGAACGCTGCGCCGGCGTTCCAGTCGTGGCGGCATTTCATCACCGGCACCGACGGTTCGCCGGTGGTGTCGATCCCGGCGAAAAATCACGTGAAACGGTACGGCCCGGAGTCGACACCGTTTCAGGCTTACGTCGAGGGGCGCGACCTGGCCGGCGACGCTGCGTTCGAAATCCTGTTCGCGTCCGGCATCGCATCCATTCCCGGCGCGCCGCGTTCGGGTTCGCAGTTTCGCGCCGTCGGCCTCGGCCTCGAAAACGATCCGTCGACGTTCGGGCTGCCGGCCGTAACGCCGTCGCCGATCGTGGCGCTGGTGCCGGGCCGCGAATCGCCCGACGTCGGGTCGCTCGAGGTGCTGCCGTTCGAACCGCAGGCGCAGATTGCCGAGGTGCAGGACGTTCCGGCCCACACGTTCCAAGGCGACACCGGCTACCGGTGGAACCTGCCACGGTTTGCGCAGGCGCGCCGGTCGCTGCAGCTGCAGTTCGTGGGGCTGTCGGCATCCGAACGCGACCAGCTGCTCGAGTTCCTGCGCGTAAACGTCACGTTCGCCTGGACGCCACCGGGCCAGGTGGCCACGGCGTTCATCGTGACCGACCGGCCGACGACCTCGAGCGATTCGAGCTTGACCTACGGCCTATCGGTGCGCGTGTTCGAGCTGGTGTTTACGGGGGGCGCGTGAATGGCCGTCAACCTGCCGACCGACCTGGCGACCGCATCCCAGAACCCTTACCCGTCAGACCCGCTGCTGTGGGCGTGGGAAATCCAGGTGGAGGTGAACGAGGGCCCGACGCCGAGCACCGTGCTGCGCGTCGTCGCGGCCGACGACGAAATCGTGATCGGTGGCGGCACGTACTACCCGTACCCGATCGCTCAATCGCCGATCCAGGCGAACGCCGACGGCGACCTGCCGTCGCTCACGTTGAGTTTCGACAACGCTGGCCGGTGGTTGATGCCCTACCTAGACCAGGCCGACGGGTTCATCGGGAACCAGGCAACGTCGCGCCTGGTGAACGCCAACAACCCGTTGACGCATCCCGAGGCTACCCTGGTTTGGCAGATCGCCAGCGCCGAGGCCGACGCGCAGCAGGTGTCGTTTCGGCTCGAGCTGCCGTCGCCGTTCCTGCGGCGCGTGCCGACCGACCGGTACAACCCGCAGCTGTGCCGCTGGGTGTTCGGTGGCCCCGAATGCGGTTACCCAATCAACGAAGCGGCCGCGTTCACGACCTGCAACAAAACGATTCCCGAGTGCATCGCCAGGGGTGACGACGAGGACGCGCGCCGCATCCCGAGGCTGCACCCGAAACGGTTCGGCGGGTTCCGCGGCGTACCGACGGAGCGCGCACCATGAACAGCCCGGCGCAGCTGCTCGGCGTGCCTTACCTGCTCGGCGGCCGTGACCCGTCGGAAGGCCTGGATTGCCTCGGCACGACGCGCGTGCTGCTGTCGATGCTGGGAGTCGCCGACGACCTGCTGCCGGCGCCCTGGGAACGCATGGAAAGCCTGTGGCGCAGCGGTGGCTGCGCCGCGGCGCTGGCCTCGAGCGGGTTCCCGCCTGGCTGGCACCAGGTCGACCCGGTGCCGGCGGTGGCAGCCGACGGCCTGGTCGGCGTGACCGAACCCGGGCGCAGCAGTATCTGCGAACCGTCGCACGTAAACGCCGGCGTGGGTGTCGTCATCGGCGGCAGGTTCTGGACCTCGAGGCCGACCACCGGCGTGGTGTCCGTAGACTGGCGCCACATGCGTTCGGTGGTCTCGCAAACTTGGGAGCTGTGCACGTGATCCGGCTACATCTAAAACGCGGAGTGATCGGCACGGGCCAGGTCGAGTCGCTGAACGTCGAATGGCGTGGGCAGTCGGCACTCGAGCTGCTGGTCGATCACTGGCCCGAGGAATGGCAAGGGGTCGGCGTCGACATCGGCTTGAGCGGTCGCAAGCTGACGCAGGCCGAGGCGGCGCTTTCGCTGCCCGACGATGTCGACGTGATCGTGATGCCGACGCTGGACGCAGCCGCTACGGCCGGACAGTTGATCGTGAACCTGATTCTGGCCGTGGGCGTGTCGCTGGCGCTCAACGCACTGATCCCCAAGCCCGAACCCGAGGGCGTCGGCCAGGAAACCGACGACGCCAGGTCTCCCACGTACGGGTTCGCAGGCATCCGCACCACGTACGGGCAGGGGTACATCATCCCGATAGTGCTCGGCGAACACGACGTCGGCGGCCAGGTGATCGACGCGCGGCTGCAGGTCGACCTGGTGCTGCAGAACAACAGCGCCGGCGGTGCCAGTTTCATCGGCGAGTCGACCGAGAAAGGGCAGTTCATCCTGGCGCTGTCCGAGGGCCGCATCGAATCGGTCGGTGGCGTTGTCGGTGGTGATTTCGGCGAAGTGGACGGAATGGGCGGCAGCCCCGGCGACCCGAACCCCGGCCCGCCGATTCCGAGCAACGTGCGGGTGAACGGCAACACGTACGAAGCCGACGCGGCCACGCCGGGCATCCGTGTCTGGTACCGCGGTGGCGAACTAGACCAGTCGCCACTACCTGCACCGTTCATCGGTTCGTCAGTGATCGACGCGCCCGACATTTCGCTGCCGCAGTACCCCAACACCGGCCGCGCGACGTACACCATTCTGGACGTTGCGCCCATCCAAAGCGTGTCGCTGATCCTGTTCGCGCCGCAGGGGTTGTTCGGATCGGTGCAAGGTGGCAACACCGGGTCGGGCCAAATCATCGCCGACCCGGCGTCGTACCTGGTCGAATGGCGACCGGTCGGTGAGTCGGCGTGGCGTCCGTTTTACGACGACGCCGGCCAGGTGGTGCCGCTACTGCGGTTCACGCGCACAGGGCCGAACAACAGCCAGAGCGTGGCGTTTCTGCGGCCGACAGCCCGCGAGTGGCGGCTAAACCTGCTGCCGGCCAGCCAAACGGTTTCGGGCCCGATCGAGGTTTCGCTGGCGGCAAACAATACCTGGCTCGGCAGCAACAACGGCGACGGTTCGTTCGCACCGGCCAGCCCGTGCCTGCTGCGGAACGTCGAGTGGGCAACCGGAAACGCGTTCGCCTATCCACGCATCGGCCTGGTCGGGCTGTCGGTCGATGCGAACAGCAGCGGCCAGGTTGGTCTGCCCGAGTTCAAGCTGCGGGTGCAGGGCATCCGGGTGCGCGCGTGGGACCCGAACAGCGGCTGGTCAGACTACGGCTGGCAGCGGCCGCTGCTGGCACCGTGGAACATCTACGACCACCCGATCGGGCAAAACCCGGCATGGCTGGCCGTCGAGTTCCTGCTGGCGCCGTGGGGCCTCGGTTCCCTGATCGCCGAAACGCAGATCGACCTCGAGGCGTTTGGCCGCTGGGCAGTCTACTGCGACGAAATCCCGGCCGGCTGGTCTGAGGGTCCGCGTTACGCGTTCGACGGCGTGCTCGACCGGCAAAAACCGGCATGGGAAACGCTGCAGATGATCGCCAGCGCTGGCGCTGCGTCGATCTTCCTGCGTGGCAACACGGTGTCGGTGGTCTACCGGTACCGCGACAGCCACGGCAGCGGCACCCCGTTTGCCGTCGGCACCCGCGACGCCACGCAGTTGATCAGCGCGCCGATGATCCGCGACATGCGCGTCGAGTGGCTGCCGACGAAACAGCGGCCGCACGTGCTGGCGTACCAGTACCTGAACGCCGAAAAGAACTACGTCGGCGACGTGCTCGACGTCGAAGACCCCGACACCGCAACGGGTCCCGCTGCGTTCAACGCGCCAGAACCCAGCAAACAGGTCAACCAGGTGTTCGGCATCACGCGTGCCGAGCAGCTGTACCGCCAAGGCGTGTTCGAGCACCGAATCGCGCGCCTGGTGCGCAAGCGCGTGACGTTCCGCGTGCCGTTCTTCGCGCTGGCGGCCGAGGTCGGCGACCTGGTCGCACTACAGACTGACGTGGTGCTGCCGTTCGAAAACGAATCGCTGGGCCTGACGGTGCTGCAGGGCGGTGTCGGTGTCACGTCCGTGACCGTCGACCAGGTGGTCGTGATCGAGGCCGCGAAAACGTACGACCTGCTGGCGCGCAGCATCGACGGCAGTGTCGAACAGGCGCGCGTGCAGAACGCAGCCGGCACGTACCAGCCCGGCGACGCGATCACGCTGCAGTCGGCTGTCGACATCTACGACGGCGCGCCGGCCAGCATCGGCGTCGTCGACCAGGTGGTCGAGCTGTACGAAATCACGTCGCTGACCCTCGAGGAGAATCTCGACCGCCAGGTGACGGCGCTCGAGTGGACCCCCGACGCCTACGACGTGCCGCCCGAATCCGGGTTCAGCGACGGCGCGCCGGAGATTGCCGAGGGGTCGGTCGGAGACAACGACACCGGCCAGAGCACGTACAGCACCGACGTTTTCCGGGTCGATCCCAGCACCATCCGGCTGTATCGGAAGTACGACGGGCCCGGTTGGGAACTGGCGTGGGCGCACCCGTACGGGCGCAGCCTCGACGCGTCGTCGCGTGTCTACGTCAGGCGCACGAACAGCGGCGCGCCGTTCCTGCTGCAGGTCGAGGTCGGCGCGCGCCGAACCTGGTGCGACCTTGCCGACGTGAACATCGGCGACGCGCTCGACGTGGTCGTCGTGGTGACGAACCGGCGTGGTGTGTTCCCGCCGGTGGCCGAGGCCGACGCGGCAGCGCTGGTGGTGCCCGAGTTCCGCGACGTGCCCTGGCTGTCGCACAGCATCGTGATGCGCGACGTGGCGTTCGAGCCGATCGGTGCCGGCAACATCCGCGTGCGGTGGCAGCCGACCGACGACGTGGTCGCGGTCGAGGTGCGCAAGGGGTTGACCTGGGACCACGGCGCGCAGGTTGCCGTGTTGCCGGCGACGGCGGCCGAGTTCGTCGACTACGACGCGGCGCGTATGACAGCCGACAAGGCGCCGAGCTACTGGGTTGCCGGCCGGGCATCCGACGGGCTGTACGGGCCCGCCACGGCCGCCACCGATGTCGCTGGCATGGCCGGCGCGCAGTCCGTGTTCGCTGGCGGTGGAACCGCGGTGGTCGCAACGGCCGAACTGGTGGACCCGGTACCCGGCGGAACTCTCGACAACCTGGTGCACGGCACCGACGACGAACTGCACGAAGGTTTTGCGATGGCAGCCGGCGCCAGCGACGGCAGCTACACGTCGGCCGAAACCGAGGTCGTGCTGCTCGACGACGACGGCGTCGAGTTCGAGGCGCTGGCGCACTGGTCTGTCGTGCCTGCAATCTGGGCGCGCGATTCCGAAACGCTCGACGACTGGACGTGGCGTGTCGGCAACGGCGAAGGCATGCACCGGTCGATCGACATTCGGCCGGCCACGCTGGGCTTGCCGGGCATCCTCGAGGACACCATCGACGACTGGTTCGACGGCCGCACGCTCGACGATGTCGACCAGGCGCGCGTGCCGTGCTGGGTGCATCCCGGCGAGATCGGCCGGCGCTACGGCCTGAACCTCGAGTCGCGGTACTACACCGGCGGCGCCTGGTCGTCGTGGGCACCGCACAGCAACGGCCTGCGACGCGCCAGCCGCGTGCAGCTGCGCGCCAGCTTGTGGCGTGAATCCGACGACCTTGTCGTGATGCTCGAGTCGCTCGAGGCATCCGTGACACTCTGAGAGGCACCCAACATGGCACAAACCTGGCCGATTCCACCGCAGGGCACCGACCGTGCCGGCGAGTTCCTCAAAACCGACCTGCCGGCGGCGCTCGAGTCGCTGCGAACGATGTTCGCCGGCGCCGCCGAACCGACCACCACCACGGCGTACATGCTGTGGGCCGACACCGGCAACAGCGAGCTGAAACAGCGCAACGCAGCCAACACCGGATGGGTGACGCTGGGGCCGCTGCTCGGCATGCTGTCGCGCCAGGTGGTGCGGGCCGAACTGCTGTCGCTGTCGGCGACGACGGCGCGGCTGCTGTGGGCGCCGCCGGTCGGGTTCACGGTCACGCGGCTGTTGCTTCTGAGCGACACCACCACGACCAGCACGGCCGGGAACGAATGGACGTTCAGCCTGACGAACAAAACCGACGCGGCCGAGCTGTTCGCCACCGACCCCGACACCGTGACCGACGGCGACCTGACCGCCGACACGGCGTACCCGTTGATCCCCGATCAAAACCTGACCCTCGACCCCGACGACGTGCTCGAGTTCACGGCGACGAAAGCTGGCACGGCGACGACCGTTTCGCAGCTGGTCGTGATCCTCGAGGGGTATTTCTCGAGCTGAGCCATGCCGCAGAACGACGCGAACGGTAACCCGCTGGTGACCGGCGGCCGCTACGTGGCAGCCGGAAAGCTGCGCATCGACGCAGCGACCGGGCGCGTGCTGCTGGTAGGTGACAAGGGCCGCGCCCTCGAGGTCGACCCCGACGACGTGGTGCCGGCCGGCCTGGTGAACGAATCGGGGTTCGTCGACCGCAGCGAGTCGGCCATTTCGTGGGACGATGCCACGCGCACGTTGACGATCAGCCCGACCGGCGCGTCGTTCGTGTTCTACCAGCGCGGGGTGCGGTACGAAAAGTCGGCGCCGGATGCTGTGCAGATTACCGACACCGAGGGGCTGCATTACATCTACTACGACGCCGGCGTGCTGTCCGTCACGACGACGTTTTCGCTCGACATCATCACCGAGTTTCCGTTTGTGGCGGCGGTGGAATGGGACGTTGCCGAGGCCGAGGCCATCATCGTTGGCGATGAACGCCACGGCCGCGACATGGACAGCGCCACGCACCGCTACAACCACAGCACGTTCGGCGCGCGCTGGGGCGGTGGCCTGGCGCTGGGCGACCTCGACATCGACGGCAGTGGCGACGACGCAAGCGCCGCGCAGCTGTCGGTGTCTGACGGCAGCCTGTGGGACGAGGACATCGAACACGTGGTGACTAATGGCGCCCCGCAAACCCTGGCGCCGATCGCGCAAGTGCCGATGTTCTACCGTTCAGGCGTCAACGGCGACTGGCACCGGCTGGCAGCGACGAACTACCCGGTGGCCACCACCGGCACCGGCCGGTGCGCGTGGAACGAATACACCGGCAGCACCTGGCAGCTGTCCGAGGTCGGGAACAACGACTTTGCGTGCGTGCACCTGTTCGCGACTGGCGACACGCGGCACCCGATCATCGGCATGGTCGGCCACGCCACGTATCCGACCGTGGCATCAGCACGCCAGGGTGCCGAGGTCGAAATACGTTCGCTGGCGTTCGGCGTGCTCGAGGTGCTGACGCCCGAAAACGTGCCGATTGCCACCCTGATCGTCGAAACTGGCAACGCCTACGGGAACGCCGTGAAGTCGCGTTTTCGCAGCACCGACGCCGGCGCCGATTACATCGACTGGCGCGGTGGTGTCGGCGGGTCGGCTGGCGGAGTCGGTGCGATCACCGACCACCAGCTGCTCGGAAATCGGGATGGCGACCTCGCACACCCGCAGTACCTGCTGCTGTCCGGCGGCACCCTGACGGGCCCCGTGGTCGCGCCCGACCCGACCCTGACTACGCACCTTACGAACCTCGGCTACGTGGCCGGCCTGCTGACCGGCTACGCGCTGGCCAGCCACGTGCACACGCTGGCGCAGGTGACGGACAGCGGCGCGCTGGCCGCACTCGACGGCCTGAACCTCGACGACCTCGACGACGTGGGGGCGTTCGGCACGCTGTTCGGTGGCGAGCAGCTGAGCTACAACGCCGGCGCAGGCGAGTGGCAAGCGCAGACGGCTGTCGCGCTGGGCGCCCTGGCCTACCTGAACAGCGTGGCCGAGAGCAACCTGGCCGCGGCGCTGCTGGCCAAGATCGACGCCGGGTCGGTCGCACTGACACGTGCCGACGGGTACCTGAACGGCACGCAGGGCCTCGGTAGCGCTGCGACCGGATCGCCCACGTATTACGTCGGGAACCCTCGCTACATACCGGCCGAAAAGACCATCGACGCGGCGCCGATGGTCAAGATAGACGGACAGTCGAGCACCGGCAGCACGCAGGCGCGGATCGTGTACTACTTCTCGCGCGTCTGGCTGGCCGACCTGCGCGCGTTCCGGTTCCGGGTGCGCCTGGCGAACACGGCCGGCGCGCTGGCTGCCCGATGGGGCCTGCACAGCGACGACGACACCAGCCCGAACGCATCCGGCCGGCCAGCCGGTGGCGTGTGGATCGAATGGGATTCGACGGTGTCGGCCACGGTGATCTACCTGTGCACGTCGGACGGCTCGACAGTGACGGCCACGGCCTGCACGTCGCTGGTGCTGAACGACCTGAACAACAGCAGCGGCGGGAAAACCCTGTGGCTGGTGTTCGAGTCAACCAGCAGCGTGAAGCTGTACGCCGACGACGCCGACGGCACTCATACCCTCGAGGCAACCAACACCACGAACATTCCGAGCGACGACACCAGCCGCGCGTGCCGGCCGTTCCTGCAGTTGGAAAAGGACAGCAGCAACACGACGCGGCCGGATGCTGCCATGGAACCGCCAGCCTGGACCCGCGACACCCTGGCCGCAGGATCGACACCACCATGATGCGCGCCACCTGGCACACCCGCACGACGCCGACCGACCTCGACCCCTGGGGGATGGACCCCGACGGGCCCGACGATCCGCAAACCCTCGAGGTGTACGTGCTGGCCGAGAACCCCGACGGCACGGTGCGGATCGGCTACCGGTCCGAAACGTGGGACGGGGTGCCCGAGGGCGAGGAACCCGGCCAGGTGTCGGCACCGTCGGGCCTGACGCGTCGTCGGGAACGCCAGGCGCTGCAGCAGCTGCTCGACCTGCTGCCGAACGCGGGCCCACAGACGAAACTGGCAGCGCGCGCGATTCTTGCCGGGCTGCGTGGCACGAACCGGCGCCAGGTCGAGGGCGATCTGCGCCAGGTGATCGCAAGCGTTCCCGACGACGCGACCCGGGCGCTGGCTGTTCTGGCGCTGGGTTTCGTGATGTCGGGCCCTAACCAAGTTAGGCGCCGGGATAGATCGCCTGGCGATGGGACACCATGAACACAGCACCCCGAACGAACCCGCAACGAACGGCCAGGCTGCAGCGGATGGCACAGCAGCTGGTGGCGCTCGAGGGCGAACTGGCCCGCACCGGAACGGCCGAACCGCCTCGGGATGCGCTGGGAATGGTCGAGCAGCTGCTGGCGGAAGCCAGCGACGACCAGCTGCCGACGACGACCAGGCGCGAAAAACTGAACCGGGCCCGGGCGCTGCTGCGCGCCGAGGCGGAAAGGGGCGGGTCGGCGTAATGTCCGAGCACCTGGCCACCATCGCCACCGCGATCATCGGCGCCGTCGGCGCCTGGTTCGCCGCACGTGCGCACCGGCAAGCGAAGGAAGGCAACGCGCGCGCCGGGCAGATCAACGCAGCGGTGAACGATCGCAGCGCCAGCGACCCAAAGCTGTACGAACTGGTGCTCGGAATGTCGCGCCAGCTGGTGCAGAACACGTCGCACTGCGCTGAGCTGGTCGGCTGGAAACGTAGCTACGACGACGGCCCGCTCGACACAGGCGACAAGGTCGTCGAGTTCGTCGGTGCGATCGACGCAAAGCTCGACGAGTTCGGGAACCGCCTCGAGGCGATCGAGGCCGTGCACACGGCAAACGGCTGTCGGATGCCCGACGAGGGCGCCGACGCAGAACCAGACGAACCGGAGGAAACCGAAGCATGACACGCACCCGCCTGCTACTGGCCGCCGTCCTGGCTGCCGTTCTGTTGACGACGCCGGCCTGCACGACGCCGTGGGACCCTGACACCACCGCCGCGGCCATCGCGACCGTCGACCGCCTCGAGGCCGACGGCACCCTGACACCGGAGCAGGCCACCGGCGCGCGCCAGGCGATCGAGGACGCGGCCGACGGGTTCAGCTGGGAAGATGCGTTGCGCCTGCTCGGCGAGGTCGTCGGCGCCGGCGTGCTGGCGTTCCTCGGCGTCAACCGGGTACGTGGGCCGCGCAAGCCGATGCCGAAGGCCGAGGCCGACGCGCTGCGCATCATGGCGCGCCGTCATATCGACCAGTCGGGCGGGTGATGTCGCGCCGCGACGATCAACTCGACCGGTTCGAGGTGGTGGTGATCGCCTGCGCCTTGCTGCTGCTGCTGCTGGCGCTGGCTGGCCAGGCCGCCGGCGCGCGGTGAAAGGTGGGGCGGCAGCTGGTCAGAGCTGCCGCCCCGGGCGGCTCGAACGGGTGGGGGGGGACCGGGTGCGTTCCCTGTCCAGACGTTTACAGCAGCAGCTGCTCGAGTTCCAGGGGGTCGCCTGCGCGCACCTTGCTGTCGGTGGCTAGGTAGACCACCTGGATGCGGGCCCGCCAGGTCGGCCGGCCGTCGATCTTGAGCTGCCGCCAGCCCCAAACCTGCAGGCTGTTCTGCGCCTCGAGGAACACGCGCGCATGCGGGTGCTCGACCACCTTGGCGACCCGGCTGGCCATGTTGCTGCCGCTGGTCGCCTGGATGCCGAGGCAGCCGGTGCGCATCGGGTTTACCGCCAGGATGTCGATGAAGCCGAACAGGTCCTGCCGCACTCGCGCGTGCGGGTTCCAGCGCTCGACGACCTGCGCCAGCACGTCGTGCGAACGCAGCACCTGCAGCGTGCGGCTGGTCGGGCTGTTGGCCATCAGGCGGCGCCGTCGGGTGGCACGTCGTCGGCCTCGAACCCGTGCCGCAACTCGATTTCGCTGCAGACGCGGTCGAGTTCGTGCGCCGTCAACTCGGCAGACGACTTCACCGGGCGCTCGAGCACAGCCGACACGATGTCGCCGATGGCCCGGGCCGGCAGCTTGTGATACCGCTGCTGGCGCGCCAGACGCCGCCTGAGCGCGTCGGCGCTTGGCAGGGGTGATTGCGCGTCGGACACGTCGAACGCGACGTCGGGGGCATCCTCGGCGGTTTCCGGCGAATCTCCGGCCTCGACCGTGTCGGCGTCGGCCTCGGGCGCCTCGGGTTCCGTGTCGGGTTCGCCCTGGTCGGGCGTTTCGCCCTGGTCCGTGTCGGCCTCGACCGCGTCGTCGTGCTGCTCCGGTTCGCTGGTCTCGGCCTGCGGCATCGGCTCGCGATCCTCGAGGCCGGCCTCGAAAACCTCGAGGCACACGGCAGCGGCCGCGGCCGCGGGGTCGGCGAACACGTGCCACAGCTTGTCGACGTCCAGCACGTGCACGACGCCGGCGTCGGCCTCGGATTCCCAGCGATCGCCGGGTTTGGCGTTCTTGGGCTTCCGGCGGGTTTTCGTGCGCCACAGCTTCGACTGGCGCGGTTCGGCGCCGAGGTCGACCTCGGCCGGCGGATCGGCCTCGGCCGGTGGTTCGGGGTCAGGGTCGGAAACCTGCGGTGCGACGTGCTGGCCGAGCGCCACGTCGGCCACCGCCGTCGGGCCCGGCTGCAGCTGTTCGGTCGACCCGGTGGCGTGGTTGTACACCTGCACCACCGGCGCCGGCAGCGCCTCGGGCGTGTCGACCATTTCCTCGACGTTGTCGATGCCCTGGGTGATGTCGGCCGCGCCGTCGCGGCACGCCCACGTACGCGCGCGGTGCATGCACATGCGCGTCGGGTAGTTCTTCCACGGGCCATCTTTCGTGAGCAGGCCGGCGCGCTTCGCGTCGTCGTACGAGAACGTGCGCCGGGTCAGGTGGCCGTCGCGTTCGATGGTCGCCCACGCCTCGAACTCCGGGCCCCATGGCTTGCCGTTGTCGCCGGTGGCCAGCTTGATGCCGTGTGACTGCATCAGGGCCGGGTACGCGTCGCCGTAGATTCCGGGCTTTCCGTTCACGCATGCGATGTTCTGGACGGCCTGCAACGGGTGGAACCCGAGGCGCGCGCCGTGCAGTATCGCGATGCACACGGCGGCCTGCGTGCCGCGTTCGTCGTAGCCGTCGCGCGTGCTCTGCCGCAGGCTTTTCGGCGTCATGTTGCTGCGCTCGATTTCGGCCGCGAACCGCTGCGCGTACTGCATCGCGTAGGGGTGCGCGGTGTACTTGCCGAGCAGCACGACGGGGTCGAGCGCCTCGGGCGGCAGGGCAGCCAGGGCGAACGACTGCTCGAACACAGACGGCAGCCGGTCGGGCTGCAGGGTCGGCACCTGCGGTGCGTTGTCGGGGGTATCGGTCATCGCTTGGGTTCTCGCTTTCCGCGCTTGCGGGTGGTGGTGGTGGTGGTGGCTGGCTGTTCCTGCTCGACCTCGAATTCGATGTCGCTGGCCTCGACTGGTCGCCACACCGTCACAGGCACAGCACGCAGCGCGCCAGGCGAGCCGAGCACGGATTCGAGCACGAATAGCTGTTCGCCCTCGTGCGCTGGCTCGACCTCGAACTGGCGGCCGAGCAGGTCGTCGGCATGGACTAGGATTCTCCGCAGTGGGGTATCGGTCATCGGGGGTTCAATCCTTCACACGGCCGCCGAACGCGCGTTCGCATCGCGACCAGTAGGCGCACCAGCGCCTCGAGCACAGGTGGTTCGATCGGTTCGGCAGCCACGTGCCCGACGTGGCCAGCGCGCGGATCAGTGACCGCGCGCCAGCGAACCGGCGCAGGATGCCGTCGCGTTCGTGCGTGTCGACACGCCTCGACAGCACCTGCAGGTCGGGCGTTTTCCGACCATGAATGCCGACCACCCAGACAGCGGTATCGAGTTCCGCCACCGGACCGCCCCGCCGGCGGATCGCCTCGACGTAAAACGCCGCCTGGGTGCTCGACTGGAAACGATCGAGTGGCCAGCGCGATCGGCTGGCCTTGTTGTCGACGATGGCGCTGCGACCCTGGAACGTCGGCAGGTCGAGGTCGCACACCAGGTCGGCGTATCCGAACGCTCGGAAGGTGTCGCCGGGTTCGACCTCGACCTCGACCTCGAGGCGCGGCTGCGTCTGGCGCGGCAGCACCTGGCGCAGGAACCTCGAGGACCAGCGCGCCGACAGCGCCGTGCCCTTGTCGAGCAGCGTGCCCGGGTCATCGTCTGGCCAGTCGGCGACGGCGTCGCGCTCGAGCGACCAGGCCGCGTCGAAGTACTCGGCAGCGACCTCGGGCCGCGGCTGCTGCTGGTCGTTCAGCAGCTTGTCGGTCGCCTGGCTGTTCGCCATCGTGTCGAACGCGCGCCCGAATGCCAGCGCTGCGTTCGGTGGCGACTTGATGCCCTCGACGTAGCGGCACGCGAATGCGAAGTGACAGCGCATCAGCAGGTCGTGTTTCGACGGCGACATCTTCGCGACGATCTGTTCGGTGGTGGCCACTAGCGCCTTGTTCCCTCGACCTGCGCCGCCAAGCGTTCGCCGATCTCGGCCGACAGCTGGCGACAGTCGCTTGCGAACGCTTGCGACACGCGCCGTCCGTTCAGATTGCCGACACATGTCAGCAAGGATTCGGCATCCTCGAGCAGTACGGCGTCGTTGCGGCCGGCACGCGCGCGCATCGTCTCGAGCACGGCCGCCTCGACGGCGAACGGTTCGACGTCCAGCGCCGCGGCCAGCGCGTTGCGCGCCTGCAGCCTGGGTGCGGTGGTGCCTTGCGTCCAGTTCCACACGCTGGACTGGGACACGCCGACGGCCTCGGCCAGCTGCTGCAGCGTGCCCG